CGGTTTTATAAGAAACCAAGCATAGCCATTAGTGGAGCAACATTCTGTATAATGCCACCAACTAAAGGCGCGCCTTTAGTGACTAATTCATTAACATTAGACAATTGTCTAAGTATTGCATCATGCCAATCATTTTCCATAGCATTAGGAACTTCAGTAGCCTCAACAAGACGTTTAATATACATCTTAAGATTTGGTTTAGATACTGGAGTAGGAAAAGAAGGGATGAAAGAATATGAAGTCACACATTCGTAATCAATTATAGTTCTCAAACGAATAATAGCAACTGGGTCAACATTCGGCGTAGGCGTATAATTTACAGAAGCTATTATATGGGGGAAAGTAAAAATTTGATCAATACTTGTATTCAACGGGCGATACGACATGACTAATGGGTCATCGGGATACCACCAAACATATGTACCTTTAATAACTTGACCATTATAAGAACGTGGTGCAGAACTAATACCTCCATACATCCACATAAAACCAGTTGAATTCGTGCCATCATAAAGGGCAGGCTTACCAGTTTGTAGGATAGAGGTGATCTGTCCACCATTGTTAATAGTAGGACCAGTATAAGTTAATAAAAGCGACATAGCTGTAACTCTATATTTCTGATAAATCTCGCTAGCAGCGTTTTGATCTGGAAATTGAAGGGCCTTCCAAATTAGTTGTGGCGCATTAGCAGCTACTTCAACTTCAATTCGAATGGTGGAGGCAACAACATCTTCTACATTGGTAACACCCGGATTCAACCGAATCCTGTAACCAATCATGTTATCTCCATTATTATTCCCTCCCACTAATGTAATCGTTGACACACCCGCGACTAAATCACCTGTAATTACTATATTAGGAGCATTAGCTCGAACTAATTGTATCTGCAGTCCATTAGTTATAGTGGCCAAGCCATAGTCTGTGGCTATATGTATTGATGTTCCACCGCCTGTCGTATTCCATGAATATCCGAAAAACACAGCATTGTCATCTTGATCATTATTTTTAAATGGCAAAATGGCAGCTACCGGATCAGACTCAGCGTCAGTGAAAATCCCTAAAAAATTTTTATACTCCTGTGTGATTACCATGGAGCCATTTAATTCAGATTCGCCATCCAAATGATTACTAACTTCCCGCAATCCAACATAAGGAGTTTCGTGAGCAGCAATAACCCGGTAAGACTCAATGGTCCCAGGGACATGCTCATCTAAAAACCAAATGGGATTAGCAAAGCTAGGCATCTGTATGACTTTATTAGATCCTGCCAAAAAATTAGGTCCATAAGACTTCTTCAATAATTGGAGATCAGAATTAATGATAGTCTTAAACGGTGAAGACCTACCAAGTGAATTATCTGGCCACTGTAACGGGGGATATTTTTCAGGCAATACTTGTGATTGTAATAGACTCTCAAATCTATTACGACTAACATCAGTTTTAGTATTATCAGAAAATAAAGCAACATCTTTTCGAACATTATTGATATTCATCGGAGGATTTAACTTTGCTCTTTTACCACGAACAGAACGGCGACGGCCACCAAGAAGGGACTTACCAGTAACAGCAGCATTATGATCAATTGTAGACTGTTCGGAGCGCACGTCCCTGACAACTTGTGGGACAGGCTCCAGTTCAATTGAACGTTGATTGGCCGTTTCTTTCTTAGTGGGCGTGACACGTACTCGTCTTGCTCGTTTTGGTCTCGATCGCTGTAATCCATGAGAGATTATTGCTTGATTTTGCATTTATTGTTATTAAACAATTCAAATGCAGACTCCTAACCCAAGACTCGTCAAGTCTTTCAGCCGTAACTGTAGTAGGGGTGTGTAATATTTTAATTTATTCGGCTAAAAATAGCAAAACAGTTGTTAAGAAAATGCACAACTACTGCTATTTTTAAAGGTAACATATGACAAAAAGTATGCATGATGATTCGAGCAAACACGGTATTATATAACATAGGACCAGTGTACTTTCTAACAAAGATGTCTTCTAGTATCTCAATACATATTATGACAATCGTTGCATAAGGCACTTTGTGTTTTACGAATTCCTCAAAAATTGGAGCACCAAAGAGAATATATAAGTTTTGAATAATTTCCTCATTCTTAAACGCACAATAATTTGAAATAAAATCAAACACACTACTAATAGACAAAACAGATAACTTATAAGTATCCTGAGTGTCCTTTCTAACAATAGTGCGCAATAATTCATTACCAATAACTACAGTGGGATGAGTTAAATTATTTACAATGTTTTCAACAATTTCCACTTCATCTTTTGCACATCCATATAAATAATGCATCATATTCCAAACACGGGCTGACGCAGTATGCATTAAGCTTGAATGAACTTTATAAGGTTCATTAATTATAGGGGCATTAATACCAGAAGTTAATTCCAATTGCTTTTGTATAACATTACGTAATACAGGTACAGGCGAACAGTCCTTCCTTAATCCTAAACAAACGCCACGCAACCAAATATATTGATATGATGGTGATAATAATGTCATAGAATAAAAAGTTTTAGCAATAACTCTACCAATTTTGGGAGCTAATACATACTTGGAAGGTCCGTCAACAGGCCAAAACCTAGCTGAACAAAACTCAGCTTCATACCAATTGGTATAAAAATGAGCTTTGAAATTGAAACCGAAATTAGTTAAAAACGGATGATTACGTTTGACAGCCTGAGCATTTTTACTACTCATAACAACCAAAACATCATCACCCAAAACCAATATATAAGAGTGCTCAAGAGCATTACTAATATGAAGAAGAAAATAATGTAATTCACCATTTAATATACTATTATTACATGATGTTTGAGAATCACCAGACCTACGAGTTGCTTCAATCTCATACTTGAACCCTAGCTTAGTAACCCCTTTAGTGAAATACATTAAATTAAATATTAGTGCATCTTCTTTAGTTAAACCCATACGAATATTAGAACGGCGTTCATGTTTTATCGCTTGCATGCTGACACTAGAATCCCATCGAGAAGCATCACTTTCCAGATAAACTGGCGTGTTTCCAGAGGAGACTATTATGTCTTGCACATCGCATAACCACTGTCCAATTTGCTCACCATTTAAACCAGCTGCATAAACAATAGGTGGAATAATTTTATTACCATCAAGTTCATGAGGGTGCATTAATTTCTTTAAACGTTGCGACACAGCATAAAAAATAGGTCCAGCAACTACTTGCACAATAGGGTGAGATCCTTGGATTGTTCTAGGATCAAAGTCTTCATTGACGCCATCAATATCTTTCATAACTTTTTCCCTCTTGACAAATGTGTCTTTAGAGTTATTAGTTTTCAAAACATTGATATCGCCACCACAAGCATCAATTTCAAATTTAGCCCTGATAAGAATCTTTTGTTGAGCTAGGGGAAACCTACACACCCAAGTTTGAAACGGTGTTCTACGAATAGGCGTGAATCCAAAAACAGAATGATAAATTCTATTGGAATCTTTTACACACACCTTATCTAATAAATTCCACACACTATCAGTAGTGGGGAGTCGTTGTTTCAAAGCTCGAGTAGTCAGTGACCTAGCTTCATTATCAGTACATGACCTAGCAACTTGAGGAATAACTATATCAACACAAATTCCTATTTGCATACAACCAAAATTTGGCTTGCATTTATAGTCATCTGGATAGTTTATTCGTGCAGTGTCATGGAGTTCATCATCAAACTCTTTAATTAAAATTAATTGCTTGCAACATTGATCTTGAAAAGCAACTGGAGTTGTATAAAATACATCATCAACAGCGCTAGAAGAACGAGTTATGAATGGCACACCATTCTCATATTTAAACGGTACAATACTATTAGTATACTTTCTTGATAGGAAATAAGATTTAATTCTACTGACTAAATTAACACCAAATGATCCACGACGTAATAATCTAACAAGAGCACCACCTACAACCAATGGCTTTATAGTGGTGACTGGTTGACGCATAAACACTGCTATCATCATCAGGAACATTAATGGCATTCTAGCCTTTTTAAATCGATAAGCGAGAAAAATCCAAACAGGCAGTAACATCATTAGAACCAAACTAATGTCATTTTGAACTTTATAACTAACTCTAAACTTCTTTAGATACTTTTGTAATGGACTTAACTCAGTTACACTATCTAATTCATCGTTGAACTCATCATAATCACTAGCATTAATTGCCAGTGAGCCTAGGACCTTCTTTTCTAACTTATAGCTATCAAACGCTAACTTAGTAGTAAGAACAACCAAATTGTAATCATCCATTTTCTTCGCCTTCATCTGCCATTTGACATGTTGAATGCAGGAAGCATACGTATCCTTATTTCGTGGCTTACCTTGCATAAAAGTCATTGCAGCTCTAAGTAAATCTTTAGGTATACTATAATATACACTATCATTAGAAAATAAAAGATTACTTGCCGAGGAATAAATGGAGAAAGCTGTGTAAGTTTGTTTAGTAACAACTAAATCCTCTACATCAACTTGCCCTTCAATTGATTGTTCTACTGCTTGTCGCATAGTTAATAATCCACCTCCAAAGTTTAGCACCTGGTTCGCTAAAAATACTTGACCAACCTCAGTGTCAGCCACAGAACCAAGTCGTTTATAAACCAAACTAATACCACCAAAAGAAACACCACCATTACGTAACCAATCAGTAACATGACCAACGTAGCTAGTTTCATTGCCATTAACAGCGCAAACAAACTTGCCCTCATTGGTACGTTGCCATTTACCTTCACCAGCAGCAAAAGTACCACCTGCACCAACATGATGTCTAAAAATTAAGTAACAATGATCAACATTGTGAGACTCAAGATGAGACAAGATTTGGCTAGGAGTATATCTACTAATAGTATAAGTAAATAACGTAGGTTGATCAACACAAACAGAACAGGAATCACATATATCATGCTGACATGCTAACATCTCAGCAAATTCAAACTTACGCTTAGCTAAATAAGTTCGTGCTGATTTATCATCATCAAGTAATTGAACTGATGGAGCAACAGTAAAATGCTTTAAACGCTCAGGACTACCACCTAATTCATTTAATTTGTCAATGTTAACAAGGCTGGATAACAATTTAATAGCCTCAATCCTTTCAATAGCACACAAAGGATGAGGATGTTTTCCATGACCATACACAAATTCTTCATTAGGAAATATTCTAGACAAATAAATTTCAGCTGGCGATTTGGGTTTAATAGCATATTTGATATAACGACGCCCATCGGCGGGTTTATTTAGTGGGGGAGTACTAGTAGCTTTGGCAACTACATTAAAATTCAAACTTTCTGCATAACCATAAATAATGGCGAAAATTTCTAGATCAGATAAGACAATTATTTTATCTTTAAACAACGCTGTTGACAAAGTGCCCTTTATACGGGTATCGCGAAAATCTAACCCTTTTCCATTAACGTATTTCTTAGTTTTAAAATCAATTTTAACAATCTTCCCATCATTAAAATAATCATAAACCATGTTAAACATATCAAACGCAAACAGATCAGGCCAGTGGCAACGCCATGGGTGATTGTCATAAAAGTCTTTAAAAAGATCATAAGCATCTTGAGCAGAATGGGTTTGACCACTACTACTACCAGTACTATTATTAACTGAAGTATTACTACTAGGATTACCTTGAATAGGCTTACTAGAGTTAAATACTTTTTGTTTTCCTTTACCCTGATTTACAGGCTTACTCTTATTCAATGTAGCATTTTTACTCATTGATATTACAC